TCTGTACTCGTAACTAACCCCTACAAAGGAATCGCAACATGGCAACTCTCTCTACGTCGAATCTGACGCTGGCCGACTGGGCCAAGCGCACCGATCCGGATGGCCGCGTCCCGGTCATCGCGGAACTCCTCTCGCAGTCGAACGAAATCCTTGAGGACTGCGTCTTCAAGGAAGGCAACCTCCCCACGGGCGAGCGCGTCGTCATCCGCACCGGGCTTCCCTCGGTGTACTGGCGCGCCCTCAACCAGGGCATCCCGAACAGCAAGAGCACGACCGCTCAGGTCGATGAGGCTTGCGGCATTCTGGAAGCCCGCAGCGAGGTCGACAAGGATCTGGCGATGCTGAACGGCAACACCGCGCAGTTCCGTCTGTCCGAGGACGTGGCCTTCCTTGAGGCCATGAACCAGACCCAGGCGACCACGATGTTCTATGGCAACCCCTCCACCGATCCGAAGCAGTTTCTCGGCCTGGCGCCGCGTTACTCGTCGTTGTCCGGATCAAACAATGCGCAGAACGTAATCACCGCCGGTGGCAGCGGTTCAGACAACACGTCGATTTACCTCGTCGTGTGGGGTGACCAGACCGTGTACTGCCCCTTCCCCAAGGGCAGCAGCGCCGGCCTGATCCACGAAGACCTCGGCGAGCAGACCGTCTACAACAGCGATGGCACCCGTCTTCAGGCTTACGCCACTCGCTACCAGTGGAAGAACGGTCTGGTGGTCAAGGACTGGCGCTATGTGGTCCGCATCTGCAACATCGACATCAGTGACCTGATGGCGCAGACCACCACGCAGCTTCCCTCTGCTGCGACCGCGATCATCAAGCTGATGAGCCGCGCCCTGTACCGCATCCCCAACATGGGCATGGGTCGGGCCGCGTTCTACATGAACCGCACCGTCCACAGCGGCCTTGCCATCGCTGCGCTCGATAAGAGCCAGTACGTGCTCAAGGTCAACGAAGGTCTGTCGCAGTTCGGTCAGCCCTACAGCTGGCTCTCGTTCCAGGGCGTGCCCCTGCGCCGCGTGGATGCCATCCTCAACACCGAAGGCGTCGTGTCCTAATAGGACCGACAGAAAGGAACTAACACAATGATTCTTGACAACAATCTCGTCGTCTCTGGAACCGTCCCGGCGTCCGGTGTTGCAACCGGACAGGCGGCGCTTCCTGTTTCTGGTACGCCCGTTCTTTCGACCAACACGATTGACCTTTCGGTCGCCCGTGACATTGGCGAAGGCGCGGATCTGTTTATGATCTTCACGTGCGTTGCGGCATACAACACCCTGACCTCGCTGACGTTCGAGATCATTGGCGCAACGAACGACGCTCTTTCGACCGGCGTGACTGTGATCGGTTCTTCTGGACCCGTTCCGCAGCTAAGCCTGACGGCGAACGCGCAGTTCGCTGTGCGTTTCAATCCGCAGCTCCTGTCTACCGGACAGCGGTACATCGGCGCTCGGTACACCACGATCGGAAGCACCCCGACCACTGGCAGCGTGTGCGCTTACGTCGTCATGGACATCCAGGACGGTCGCAAGTTCTACGCCAGCGGCTTCTCGGTGACCTGACATGAAAGTCCGCGCACTCGTGACGTGTTTCATCGACAACGGCCTCCGCAAGGAGGGCGAAGTCTTCGAGTACAACGGTCCTGCCAACGGGAACGTCGAGCCGCTCGACGCGCCCCGCGAACCGGAGCAGCCTGAAGTCGTGCCTGTGGTGCGACCCAAGCGAGGCCGGCCAGCCAAGACCACCGTCACGGCGGACTGATACGACGCATGTGACTCTGGAGGGGCGTCGGCCTAAACACCCGGCGCCCCTCTTTTCCTAGGAGGATCGAATGGCAAGCGTGGTTGAGATCTGCAATCTGGCACTCGCGCACCTCGGCGACGACGCCTCCATCGCCAGCATCGACCCGCCCGAGGGGTCAGCGCAGGCCGAGCACTGTGCCCGGTTCTACCCCATCGCCCGCGACAGCCTGCTCCAGATGCACGCCTGGAACTTCGCGTCCCGTCGCGCATTGCTCGCGCAGGTCTCAATGCCGTACTCCATGTGGAAGTACGCCTATGCCTGCCCCGGCAACATGATGGTTGCCGTCAGCGTGCTGCCGCACGACGCCGAGAACGACTACGCGGCCAAGTTCGTTCCCAGCGACACCCCGGACTTCCTGCACAACTACGCACCGCTAGTCGCTGCCGGGCGCTACGTGCCGCAGCCGTACAGCATTGAGACGGACACGTCCGGCAACAAGGTGCTGTATACCGATCAAGAGAACGCGCTGCTGCGATACCAGGCGCTCATCACGGACCCGACCAAGTTCGACCCGCTGTTCGTTATGGCGCTGTCGCACCACCTCGCCGCCATGCTTGCTGGCCCGGTCATCAAGGGCGATCAGGGCGCGGCTGAGGGCAAGCGGCAGGCGCAGATGATGATGGCGTACTTGCAGCAAGCCCGCATGTCGGACGCCAACCAGCGCAACATCAAGCCGGAACACATCACGGGCTGGATTGCAGGACGCTGACCAATGCCAAGCACCCGCATCTACAACAGGTCGTTCGCAGGCGGCGAGCTGTCGCCGGAGATGTTCGGGCGCATCGATGACATCAAGTTCCAGACTGGTGCCGCCAAGATGCGGAACTTCATCCCGACCCCGCAGGGGCCGGCAGAGAACCGTCCCGGTACCAAGTACGTGGCGACGGTGAAGGACAGCACCAAGCGCACGCGACTGCTGCCGTTCACGTACAGCACGACGCAGACGATGGTGCTCGAGTTTGGGCAGGGCTATATCCGATTCCACACGCAGGGCAGCACGTTGCAGGCCGGGTCGCCGGCTGCCTACAACGGCGCGACCGCCTACGTGGTTGGTGACTTGGTGTCCTCGGGTGGGGTGAACTACTACTGCATCGCGGCCACGACTGGCAACGCACCGCCGAACGCGACGTATTGGTATCCGCTGCCCTCGAGCGCCTACGAGATCCCGTCGCCGTACCAAGAGGCTGACCTGTTCTCAATCCACTACGTGCAGTCAGGCGACGTGCTGACGCTTGTGCACCCTAATTACGCGCCGCGTGAACTGCGTCGCCTTGGTGCTACGACATGGACTCTGACAACGATCACGTTCGTCGCTCCGGTCGCAGTGCCTGGCGCTCCGACGGTCACGGCCAGCCGCGGTGACGCGCTCAACATCACGGGCATCACGCAGGCCAACCCCGGCGTCGTGACCACGGTCGGCAACCACGGGTTCGCCATCGGCGACAGCGTGTACATCAACGGCGGCACGATGACGCAGTTGAGTGGGTTTTACCTCGTCAACACGACGCCGGCCACGAACACGTTCTCGGTCAAGGCGTACGACACTGGCGTCCCGGTCGATACGACGGCCTACACCGCATGGGCGAGCGGCGGGTTCGTGCAGTTCGGTGACAAGAGCCTCGACTTCGACAACTACTACGTCGTGACGGCCATCGCGCAGAACGCGGTGGACGAGAGCGCGGCAAGCCCGAGCGGCAACGTCATCAACAACCTTAACGCCATCGGCGCCAAGAACACGATCAGCTGGAGCGCAGTCGCGGGGGCGCTCCGGTACAACGTGTACAAGCGGCAGAGCGGCCTGTACGGCTACATCGGGCAGACGGCTGCCACGTCGTTTGACGATGACAACATCGCGCCTGACATGGGCATCACGCCGCCCATCGTTGAAACCCCGTTTAGCAGCGCGAACAACTACCCGCGCTCGGTGTCGTACTTCGAGCAGCGGCGCATCTTTGCCGGCACGAACAACGCTCCGCAGACGATCTGGATGACTCGCTCGGGTACGGAAAGCGACCTATCGTACTCGTTGCCAGTCAAGGACAGCGACCGTATCAGCATCCGCGTGGCTGCTCGAGAACTCAACACGATCAACCACATCGTCCCGCTGACGCAGTTACTGCTGATGACCAGCAGCGCGGAATGGCGTGTCAGCCCGATCAACTCCGATGCGCTGACGCCGACCACGATCAGCGTGCGCCCGCAGTCGTACATCGGTGCCAACGACGTCCAGCCAGAGATCGTGAACAACACGGTCGTGTACTGCGCTGCTCGAGGCGGGCACGTGCGCGAGCTCGGTTACTCGTGGCAGTCAAGCGGGTTTATTACTGGCGACCTGTCCATCCGGGCAGCCCACCTGTTTGATGACCTAACGCTGTCGGACATGTGCTACAGCAAGAGTCCGCAGCCGATCCTGTGGTTCGTCAGCAGCAACGGCAACCTGTTGAGCCTGACCTACATGCCCGAGCAGCAGATCGGAGCCTGGGCGCAGCACGACACGCTGGGCCTGTATGAATCATGCACCGCCGTGGCCGAGGGCAACGAGGACCGCGTGTACGTGGTCGTCAAGCGCACGATCAACGGCAACTCGGTGCGTTACATCGAGCGGATGGCCAGCCGGCAGATCACGACCATTGAGGCGTGCTTCTTTGTGGACGCGGGCCTGACGTACGACGGCACGAACACCACGGCAACGACTGTAACTGTCTCTGGCGGCACGACTTGGGGTCCGTCCGACGTGCTGACGATCACGTCTAGCACCCCGATCTTCGCGTTCCCGGCCACGACCGACGTCAATGACGCCATCGTCCTGACCGACACGGCTGGCAACAAGTACCGACTGCGCATCATCGGCACGAGCAGTACGACTGTTGCGACTGCTCGGGTGGACGTTACGTTGCCCGTCGCCCTGCGCAACACCGCCACGACCGTCTGGGCGTTCGCACGAGACAGCGTGAGCGGCTTGGGGCATCTGGAGGGGGCTACGGTCAGCATCCTCGCAGACGGGGCCGTACAGCCGCAGGAAACCGTCTCCAGCGGCTCCGTGACGCTAGACCGTGCCGCAGTCCTGATCCACGTCGGCCTGCCCTACGATAGCGATCTACAGACCCTGCCGGCGGTGATGAGCATCGACGGTTACGGGCAGGGGCGTTATAAGAACGTCAACAAGGCGTACCTGCGGGTGTTCAAGTCGAGCGGGATCTTCGTGGGCCCGACGGCGG